ACATAAACCGGGAAGCTAGTCCCGCCAGTTGTGGCAACACCTCCAACTTTAAGAAAATAGTGAGAACCGTCATATTGCAAAACATTGGTTAGGGTGAAATTATTTGCTGTTACAGTTCCACTAACAAGGCCAAATGTTACCGCAGTTCCGCTTACTGCACTTGTGATGTTAGAGATGGCTTGAGTTCCCAAAGAGACAACCGTATGGGCAGGGATATGTTGCCCACTCGTTACAATGGTGGAAAGCGTGGTTGCCGACTGATTGCCGTCTAAAATGGAAAGTGCCATATTTCAATCTCCTTGTTAAATCGTGCCAAGATAGAAGCTGTTTAGAGCTTCAGAGAAGTTGTAGCTCCTCAATCCATCAGCATTGGGGTCTGGGGTTACTATAAATGATAATGTTAAGCCCCTTTGCCAAGCTCTTTTATTAGCCCTTATGCTGGGAGATTGAGATGTGATTCTGCCCATAAATATCTTTAAATCGGTCACTTCGTCTTGCACCTTGCTAACAAGGGTGTCGTTATCAGAATAAAGTTTTTGGAATATATTGAAATAGGTTTCATCAAATGTGGCTTGGCTAGTTCTTGTAGCAGAATCAGAGTATGCAATATTAACCCCAATCTCGAACACGCCAGAGTAGGGTATTATTTGTTGTGAGCCTAGCGAGGCTTGAATGGTTACATAGGGGAATAGCCTTGCCCCAACCCTATTAGAAACAAGCACATTAAGCCCCGGAATTGGGATTAGGATGGCCGCTAGTGCGTTCTCTATCTTGAATTGGGGTGATGTCATACGCTAGTGCAAGATATGTCTAGGGAGAGCGTTTTTGCCCAAGTCCTATTATCTGCCCTAATTTCTGGTGATTCTGATAATACATTAGCCAAGAATACCTTGAGTGTGGCCGTGGTTAGAACGCTAGCCAGATTTGGGCTTTGATACATCACTTGCAAAATCTCTTGAAACTTAACATCGAAAGTTGATCTTGAAGTTGTGTCTGCCCTAGTTGCATAGGTGATTGTGGCTGGGCAACGAAATACGCCAGAATAGGGTATAATTTCCTCCGACCCGATAGAGGCTTGAATTACTAGGTTTGGCAGTAGCCGCTGGCCTTCGGTATCGCTCTTGTAGATATTAACGCCAGAAATACCCGCTAGGGCTGTTGCCAGCCCATTCTCAATCTGACGCTCAATTGAGATCATTAGGTCGTTGGGTCAGCTATATCAATAGTGTAGCTAACTCCATCCGCACTTTGTTGATAGCCAGCAATCATCCTCTCTGCCGTTCCTACTGTTATATAAGCCCCGATAGTTACTGGCGAGGAAATAGCTGATGATGGCACAACCATACTTTGTGTAACCCTTAAAATCTCTCCACCCACATCTAGCTCTTGTGCAATCGTTAAGTCAGTAATAGAGGCAGATACAGCAGAAGAGCCAAGCCCGGTTACAACGGTATATAGGTCTCCGATCATATTTGTAAGATCGGTTGAGAAATAGGTGGTGTCGATAGTCCCCGCCATAAACCCACCTCTTATGTCAATTTAGCTCTACACTATCCCAAATAAAGATATTGTCCTTATCAAATGGCTCGATTGTCTGTGGGAAATACACAACTTTCTTATCTTTCCTAACCCCAGCCGCTATTGCCATTTGCCCACTATCTATTGACCAAAATTCATTAGCCCCTCGGATTGCCCTAGCCATCTCTGGAATGCTTGGGGCTGTATAAGTTTGCAACCCCTTAATCTCCATACCCGGAGGACAAAGCACAAAGAAGTTATTTTCACCGCACTTCTTTCTTGCCTCAACTATGATTTGCAGTGGGTCTCTCTTATGCCCTTGGCTTATGCCAAAGGGGGCAACCATATTATAGGTTTCTGGGAATCCTTTGGCTGGTGCATCGTCTAGCTTGTCGAACAGAATATCCTTGGGGTCTGCCTTGTTAATGTCTGGGTGGGCATACACAAACTCCGTCCAAGTCTTGCTAGAGAAACGATATTCTTGGTATTTGTTAGGCCAAATTTCAAGGTCTATAACATCGCCTTTGTTCCCAACCTTTACATAAGAAACCATCTCAAAGATTCCGTGGTATTGTGGCAAGCAATCAAAGAATACCTCGTGGCCTTGGTCGGCTAGATATTTGCAAGCTGGGAGGCAACGAATGATGTCCCCTAGCCTCTGGGAGTATTTGATTGTTTTAGCAGTCATCGGCTACGCTTTTATCGTGAAGATGTGGGAAGTATTGGCTTAATCGAACTGGGCCGATAGTCTTTTGCAATTCTTTCCAACCATCCACTAGCCCTTTATACCCATAGAAATCTTCCTTAAACTCAACTTGCTTCTGAATTGCATAGGCATAATGATCGAACACAAGCCCCCAAGTTTCAGTCACTCCCCTTGGGACTAGGCGAGATTGAATGTTTAGTCTGGGCGGTTCGTGGCTTGTGAAGCAAACGTCCTTCCCCCACTTCCAAGCCCTCATCCATTCGTACCAGTTCGAGCCATAGCCTCCTCTGGTTACTACCCGCTTATTTTCACCAACGAAGAAGTTACAATGAAACTGCATAGTTGCCCCATCTTCTGCCCCCTTTAGGCATTCATAGATTCCATTGATCTGTTCTGCCCGCCACATCTCGTCGGCATCTACCTCCATAACAACGCCAGAATCTACTCCTAAAAGTGCGTGTTGAATCATCTCTAGCTTGCCGTTGAAGGGCTTGCCTTGCGAATAAACAATAACATTCCCGCCTTGGATGCTATTAAGATATTCGTGTGTTCCGTCTATGCTCTTAAAATCCTTGTGCCATTTGTCGGGGACTTGCTTACACCACCGGGTGCATCCAACTGGTTCGCTTACACCCTCGACAATCCTCCATCTCCAAGGAATCTTTAGCTTTTGAAACTCTGCAAGATGCCTCTCGATAAAGGGCATCCCATTGAGAACTATGGTGAATATGGTTAGCATAATTGAAAGATGGCCGTACCATTCCTCACCGCCAAATCTTCCCATAGCAGTTTAGAAAATCCCTTGAGTTTGTGGTAGTTGGTGTGGTTCTTTATGTCGTTCACGTCATCCAAAGCTATAATTGCCTTCTCTGCTAGGAATGGCCTTACGCATCGAAGTTCGGCCTCCCCGGAGAACGGCGAGCCATCAATCAACACAAAGTTAAAATCCACATTATGCTCAAAGTGAATATCCTCGATTGCACTTGTTTGATAAGGCTTGGCAGTCTCTACGCACTCATCATACCAGCCCAACACCTGCTCGATTGAATATTGATTAAGGTTGGTTTTATTGGTTCTATAAAACTCCTCTACATCTTTCTTGTTCATCCATAGCCCAGAAATTACCGCTGTGCCTTGCACCGATACGCCACCCCTTGCATCTAGGTTCATCCTATGGCGGCCTATGCGATCTGGATGATTCTCAATGCTAAATAGCTTTTCCGTGTGGATGCATTGAGTTGAACCATCGCCAGTTCCCCCGCCGATCTCTAGGCCGATACCAAGCCCCTTGGTATGTTTTGCAAGAGCCTGCCCAAATGAATCGTTGATGGTTACTTCTTGCACTTCAACTTCTCCTCTAAAGCCTTGCGAATCACATAGGCAATCACCGCCTCTTTGTCGTGCTTCAATGCGATCATACCAGCTTTGTATAAATCTTTCTCGGCTTTCTCGTCATAGCTCACATCCACCTCAACCATTGGGGGAACTGGTCGAGCCTCGCCAAAGCGAATGATTCCAGCCTTACGATTTCCAGTTTTGGCTTTTGCGTTTTTCATAGATGGCTTTCCCTTTCTCGTAAAACTCTGGTTTGTTGTGATTCTTTAATTGCTCGTCAGGGTTGCCCCCTGCAAACATAGGGTTCTCGTGCCTAAACACCAAGTCCCTAGCCTCAATAACGCAATCAGATTCGTATGCCCTATCCGTGTACTCATTGTCTGAATATAGTCCATCTGACTCTTGGTAGCTTGGATGGAACATATACCCACCTTGCTTCCGTAGCCTCTTTTGCGTCAGGATGGCCATACAAAGCAGTTTATCGGTTCGGAGGCCATCTGATACTGCCAGCACCCTTTCGGCCTCTAGGTTGTCGATTCTGCTCAAAATTAGGGCATCCCAATACCTCGGTGGACTCCAATCATCGCTCATTTGCACGATTACCTCGCTTTTGGCCAGCTTTGCCCCCTCGTTCCAAGCATTGATAATTCCACCCGGATTAACCCTTTTCCCTTCGTGTGGGGTGTAATCAACCGCCTCATCGTGATCGACCATAAACAACCACTCAACTGCCAGTGGTTCTTTGGCCAAAGCGAGCCACTGCATCTTACGATGGAAAGCCAACTGGGGGCGGCCTCTTGTAGCGTGAACAATGCTGATCTTTGGCTTGGGATACATATTCATTAGCTTGGCTACTTCCTCTTTTTGGTTGTAGCAGAGAGAGGCCATTCGGTATCCATCGAGGGCTTGCCAATCATAGATTGCGTGAACCTGATTCCAATAGTGAAGATTTGGCTTTGGCATAGCCATACAAGCCCTTCCAGAGTGCCAAGCCTTCGGCCAATCGCCCCTTGCAGAGTATTCTGCCATCAAATAAAAATAAGCCTCTCTGCGAATAGGATTAACTGCAATCGCTTCGCCCAAATATCTGAATCGCTTCTCATTGGGTGAGCATCTCCCAAGGTTACAAAGAAGCTCATATTTAAGAGTTTCGTCTAGATCTGGGAATATCAATGCCCTTTCACCGACTTCAATCGCCTTGTCGATTTGCCCACGCAAGAAAAACTCTTGGTGTTGGTAATAAAGATGAAATGGGGTGGAGGTCAATTCATCAGCTAGGATGCGATGGTTTCTGCCAGCAGAATCTTCTTTGCTCGTAAGTGGGCGGTGAATCCTAAACACTTTATCAATAGCCAATAGCTTGTTCCTATCGTTTGGCTCAAGGGCTTCGTGAACTCGATTCCTCCACCTACCGCACCCCTTACGCAAGGCCATCTCTCGAATAGGATTCAACCCGGCATTCTCAACTAGATAACGAAAGCAAACAATTTCAGCCCCAACTTTTTCCGCTTGTTCCAACCCCTCCTCTAAAACCTTCTTCCCATCCTCTGCCATTATATCATCAGCATCTACCCAGATAGACCACTCGTTCTTACAAGCGTCTAGGGCTGTATTTCTAGCGGAAGCAAAATCGTCTATGTGAGGCCAATCAGTTTTCTTATTCTTGTAGTGAATGACTTTAGCCCCAAGCGAAAGGGCGATCTCTTCTGTTTTGTCTGGCGTAGCTGACCCCCTAGCCATACAAACAATAATTTCTTCTGCGATTGGCTTAAAAGACTCAATGACTCGCTTAATGTGGGCTTCTTCATTTCCAGCGATTAGGTAAAGGGAAATAGGGATTTTCATTTAGACTAGGATTTCTAATTCATAAAGGATGTCAATTAAAAGAAAAAGGGGGAGCAGGTTATTCACCCACTCCCCCTTCTTCGGAGGAAACAACCAACAATCTTTAGCTTGCGGAGTAGTTGGTGGTGATACGAACGGCGGCGTTCGGGTCAATCACAACTTCGTCCGTATTCATACGAACCCGGAGCACTTGGCTACGGCGAGCTTCGTCACGATAGCTTTCAGAGACGAAACCACCAGCCGAGTCACCCGACCAGACCAATGTGCGTCCGATTCCACCAGCGGTGAACTCACCACCAGCAATCTGACCTACGATGATCTTGGTATCTGGAACAACGAACGAACCAGAATAAGTTTTGTTCTTACCAGCAGAGTTGTAAGCCGCACGGCCAACGAGGAGGGTCTGAACTCCAAGAGCCGCCGCAATTTCAGCTTCGCTCAACAACCGAGCACCAGTATTGGAGATAACTCCGAAGAACTGATTCTGGAGGAGGGTGGAGCGTCTGATTAACTCAAACACATTGGCAGACATCGCAACACAATTCGGCTCGTAACCATACTGATTAAGAGCCAGTTTGGCGGCCGCTACGTCACGAGCCACATCAACCGTAGTGATGAGGGTGTTCGTGTAAGCAACTGCACGAGTCTGGTCAGCGATGGTGAAGGGAGTCGTTGCATTCCAGAGAAGATCGGAAACCCGCTTCTCGTGGGAGAGCTTCAACTGACGGAGCAAGAACTTCGCTGTTTCGCTCTCGTACGAAAAGAAACGTGACAAATCTGCCACGCTACTATCGTCCAACAATTCCTCAAGGCCGTATTCATCCGTGCTATAATTTGCTTGGCTGAACGACCTAATGCCTCGGCTGTATCCCGAACCAGCATCACGAGCCGTTGCATTGTTGGAGAGCAACTCTGCACCAGCCAGTTGGACTTTGAGGTATGTTCCAGCCTTTGCATCAACATTCTGCAAGGGGAGGAGTTGTGCTCCGATCAAACCGACATCGGCTTGAGGGGCCTCTATGAGAGCCTGTGAGATGTCCGCACGAATTGTGCTTCCGCCGCTAATGTAACTCATTTTTTTATATTCTTTCTGGGTTGGTTAAATTACTGGGTTAAAGGAACTGCAACCTCGACTACTGCATCAGCAAGAGCAGTTTCGAGAGCAACTCCAACAACGCCGACATTGGCCGCCGCTGTGGTCACGAGGCCAGAACCAGTCGTGGCAACGAGGTTGCCAGCGGTAATTCCGTACTCGGAAGTTGCAAAAAAGGTTGGGTAGAACAGCTTGACTGCTCCGTTGTCGCCAGCCGCCACATCGCTAATGGTAGAACCAACGCAACGAGCAGAACCGGAAACAGCCGCACGAGCCGTGCCGTCCGTGTGAATCTCAACGAATCGGTAAGCCGAAATCGCAGAGGCGAAGTTAAAGGTGCGAACTGCACCACCGTCAATATTTGTAGCCATTTTAGTGTTATCCTTTTATTAGAGTTTGGTAATACCACGAGACAGAGCCTCGGAGTATTCTTTGGGGTTGGACAGCATCACGGCTTTCATCGCCTTGAGCTTGCTTGTTCCGTAGTCGCTATGGGCGGCCACGAGTGCTTCAAAAGTTTTGGGTTCTTCCTTTTTCTCGGAAGGAACTTCGATTG